ATACTTTTTTAAATATACCAACTTTTAAACATAGGTTTTTTGATTTAGATCAAATTAATGTTAATGGGCTAGGATATAATGATGGAATTATGGGAAAAAATATGCATACTATACGCAATGAAATCAAGAAAGAATACAATCCCTACATTGAAAAGATTCCACAAAGAATAAAGGATAAATATGGGCACATTAGATTTTAATTTTATATTTTTAGGGCAATCAGTTTTAAAATATGAAGTACCTTTAGATGTATATAACACCCTTAATCATATTTATGAAACAAGAAGACATGAATTACCCAGAGCTAACCCACAATTAGTTGGTAAGATTCAAAACGAACATTCATTGTTTTTTGATGGTCCACCTAATAATAAAATGCATCCGCATAATTTTTTACCACAAAACGTAACGCAATGGTTTCATGAAGTCATGAAACATTATTTAGATTGGAATAAAATTAAAGAATATAAAATGCATTTAAATTCAATCTGGATAAATGAAATGAAAGCTAATGAATACAATCCAGTACATATTCATCAAGGAACAATGTTTACAGGGCTATCATCAGTGATGATTTTAAAACTACCACAAGATACTGGTGTTGAATACTCCGCAACTGATAAACCTATGAATGGATCTTTACAAATATTAGGAAACGCATCAGGACAATTTTGTAATTCAGACTATGGTCCTATAATGAAGGAAAGAAATTTTTATGTGTTTCCTTATGATACGAGACACTGCGTATATCCTTTTAATGGAAATGGTTTTAGAAGAACTCTCGCATGCAATATGGATGTAAAATATGACCCAATTAGAAACAGGAGCGCATGATAATAACAGAACCTAAATGGAAAAGTTGGTTAGTTCAAACTACTACTCCTTTATTTACACCAGATCAATGTAGACAAATAATTGAGTGTGGTCACAGACAAAAGCCCGAAAAAGCACAAGTTGGAATGGGAAAACCAGGTGGTGGAACAGATACAAAGAAAAGAGTTACTACTATTGGTTGGATTCCATTTAAAGAAATGCCAGAAATGTATGATCAAGTAAATGTATTTATTCAAAAAGCAAATAGAAATCATTTTGGATTTGGTGACATACAGATAACAGAAATGGCACAGTTTACAGAATATCCTGAAGGAGGTTTTTATGATTGGCATATGGATAGTGATGTAAATATGACTCATGAACCCCCTGTTAGAAAAATATCAATGACAGTTTTATTATCCCCTGAAAATCAATTTGAAGGTGGAGATTTAGAAATAATGGCTAAAGGTCAAAGAGCACCTTTAAAACAAGGGCACGCTATAATGTTTGCATCTTTTTTAAATCATAGAGTAGCACCTGTTACACGTGGTGTAAGACAATCTTTAGTAATGTGGTTTGGAGGCACGCCTTTTAAATGATTAAAGAATATTTTTTTCCAACTATTATATACGTTAAAGATTTACCTAATCCTGAAAAATTAAATTCATATTTAGAAAAACATATTGTTGAATGGAGTAATCAAGATAAAGGTGTTAGTAAGACTAATGTTAAGGGCTGGCATTCACAAACTGATATGAATCATAAAAAAGAATATGACCCTTTAATTCAAGAATTATTTCAAATGCAGAATGAAATTATTCAGGAAGAGCACTTAGATATTAAACCTAGATTAGGTAATATGTGGGCTAATATAAATCCTCCTGGTGGATATAACAATGGGCATATACATCCTAATTCATTATTTTCTGGAGCATACTATGTAAAAGCATCACCTAATTCTGGAAGACTTCAAGTAATGGATCCAAGACCTGGAGTGCAACAAGTAATGCCAACAAGAAAAAAAGGAAAATTACCTAGAGAATTGTGGCGAGAGACTTATTATGATGCTATTCCTGGAAGAATAATTATGTTTCCTGCATGGTTGTGGCATAGAGTAGAACCTAATAAAAGTAATGATATAAGGATATCAGTATCCTTTAATTTTATATGATTTTTCAACAACAAAAATATCAAGTAGTTAAGAAAGCTATATCTTATGAATTAGCTAATTTTATATTTAATTACTTTTTACTTAAAAGAGACGCAGTAAAATTTTTATACCAAAATAATATAACCTATGACACGGGTTTACTTGGAACATGGACAGATAAACAGGTTCCAAACACATATTCTATTTATGCTGATCATGCGATGGAGACACTTTTAATGAAAGTACTGCCAAAGATGCAGCAAGAAACAGGGCTTAACTTAGTACCAACATACTCTTATGCGAGATTATATAAAAACGGCGATATTTTAAAAAGACATAAAGACAGGCCTAGTTGCGAGATATCATGTACTCTTAATTTAGGAGGTGCTCCATGGCCTATTTTCATAGATGGCACAGGGGCTGATACAGTCATAGATGAATATAAAAATATACATAAACCTAATGCCCCAGAAGGCACTAAAGTCTTGCTTGAAGTAGGAGATATGTTAGTGTACAGTGGATGTGAATTAGAGCATTGGAGAGAACCATTTGAAGGAGAGGTCTGCGGACAAGTCTTTCTTCATTACAACCATGTGAATGGTCCTTTTGCTGAAAAGAATAGGTTCGACAAAAGGCCAATGTTAGGTATTCCCAAATTAGGGAATAAATAATATAATGGTTCTTTATGCTACAAAAAATAAATATTCAGCCAGGTTTTAATAAACAGGTTACAGCAACTGGAGGCGAAGGCCAATGGATTGGTGGTGACTATGTTAGATTTAGATATCAAACACCTGAAAAAATAGGAGGTTGGGCTCAGTTAGGAGACAATACTCTTACTGGTAGAAACACAGCTTTACACCACTTCGTCAATGCGTCAGGAATTAAATACGCAGCTATAGGTACAAACAGATTTTTATATGTATATTCAGGAGGAGCTTTTTATGACATTACTCCTCTTAAAAGTACAACTACATTAACCAGCGCTTTTACAACAACACAAAGTGATGCAACCGTCACTATAACTTTTTCATCTGATCACAACATTACTAAATATGATATTATCCGTTGTGATAATTTTAGTTCAGCAACGAACTCTAATTTTGACTCTGATGATTTTGATGATACTAATTTTATGGTTACATCCGTTCCAACTTCAACAACAATTACCGTTGAAATGGGATCCGTTGAATCTGGATCAGGAGCCAGTACTTCAGGTGGAGTAAGAGTTAAACATTTTTATTCAATAGGACCTGCGGTTGAAGAATCAGCTGCTGGTTGGGGACTTGGATTATGGGGTGGTACTGTTGCTGGAGAAATTACGGCAACATTAAATGGAGCTTTAACATCTTCATCAACTAGTATAGTTTTATCAGACTCAGGTTCTATGCCTGCAACAGGAACAGTTTTAGTAGATAGCGAGCGTATTGCATACACTTCAAATTCTACAGGAACAGATACATTATCAGGATTAACTAGAGGATCAGATAATACTACAGCTGCATCACACTCAGATGGAGCAACAGTTTATGACGCATCGGATTATACTAAATGGGGTGCATCGCAAACAGGTGACATTGTTACGGCCCCTGGTCTATGGTCCCTGGACAATTTTGGAAATAAACTTATTGCAACTATATTTGATGGTGCAACTTTTGAATGGAATTCGAATGCAACGGGAGCAACGTCCACTAGAGCAACAATCGTTGCTAATGCTCCAACAGCAGCAATACAGACTTTAGTATCAACACCCGATAGACACTTAGTATTTATTGGAACAGAGACAACTATTGGAACTACATCAACACAAGATGATATGTATATACGTTGGTCAGATCAAGAATCAATTAATGCTTCAACTTCATACACTCCTTCAGCGACCAATACCGCTGGTACACAGAGACTGGCCGACGGAACACGGATCGTTGCAGCGATTAGAGGTCGGGATGCAATTTACATTTGGACTGATACATCTTTATTTATTATGAGATTTGTTGGTGCACCTTTCGTATTTTCATTTCAACAAGTTGGAACAAACTGTGGATTGATTGGAAAGAATGCAGCCGTTGAAGTCGATGGTTCTGCATACTGGATGTCGGAGAATGGTTTCTTTAGATATACTGGTAAACTAGATTCACTAGCATGTTTGGTTGAAGACTATGTTTATGATGATATTAATACAGTTCCTAGACAACATATTTATGCGGGATTGAATAACTTATTTGGTGAAGTTACATGGTTTTATCCAGGAAGTGGTGCTGCATCTAACAACAGATCTGTAACTTATAATTATATGGATTCAACACCAGAGCGACCTGTATGGACTACAAGTTCGCTTGCAAGATCAACATGGTCTGATTCACATATATTTGGAAAACCACATGCAACAGAATATGATAGTGATGCAACGAGTGATTCAACCGTCGGTAATACGGATGGTGTAACTACTTACTATGAACATGAAACAGGAGTCAATCAAATTAAAGCAGGAACAGCTTCAGCAATCTCTGCAAGCATTGAATCCGGTGATTTTGATATATCAGCAGTACAAGGTGGTGGAGCAGATCTTAGAGGAGATGGTGAGTACATGATGAAAATTAGAAGAGTGCTTCCAGACTTTTTACAACAAACTGGAGATGCAAGAGTGACATTAAACTTAAAAAATTATCCAACAGATGCACAGGCTAGTTCTTCATTAGGTCCTTTTACATCTACAACAAGTACAACTAAAATAGACACACGTGCAAGAGCAAGAGCTATATCTTTAAAGGTTGACAATACAAGTACAGGACAACACTGGAAACTTGGAACATTTAGATTAGATATACAAGCGGATGGAAGAAGATGATTGATAAAAGTACAAAACAACATTATGAAATGCAGGGTAAAGTTAAAAATTATCTTGGCAAACAGAAGATGGTTAAGGCTCCTAAATACTGGAAGTCTGGACCAGATCATCCTGATACAGAATTAGCTTACATTACTAAAGCAGAAAAAGATTTAATACTTAAAGCAGATTTACATGGCTCCTTAAGCAAAGGACCTAATAGAGGACCGTCAGGCATTATTAGTTTAAATAGTGCTGGATCAGGATATGGTGGACCAGGACCAGGCAGCGGAGGCGGCGGAGGCGGAGGCGGAGGCGGTGGACGAGATCGTTGGGACCGGAGTCCTGCACCAGCACCTGCACCAACACCAACAAAATCACCACAAGCGTCTCGAGCTAGAGAAGAAAAGGCTAAAGAGGATAAAGCAAGAGATGAGGAGAGAGCTTTTGAAGAAAAAGACAGACCAGGTTACGTTTCTCCTGAAGAATTGAAGACACGACAAATAAAGGATTTGATTGCTAAGCAACAAGAAGAAAAATATGGTCCAACAGCAGATCCAGATATACTTGGTGAAAGGCTTTCAGAACAAGAGCTTCCTAAAGGACATCCTGATAGAATTAAAGAAGAAACTGAAAGAGCCGTTAAACAATTGTCTACTAAAGAAGGCACAGAAGAAGCACTTCGAGAATTTAAAGCTTTAAAAACAGGAAGAGGATATACTCCAGATATTAATTTACTAGAAAAATTAGGTATAAAAAAACCAGAAGGTATTTTAGGGAGCCTTGTAGACACAGGAAAAAAATTTTTTGATCCTAAAAAAATGGCTTTTGATGCTGCAAAAAACTATGCACTGAAAAAATTAGGACTAGGTTTTCTTAATCCTTTTTTAGGGATTGCATCTTTATTTAAAGGATCTAAGTTTGATCCATTTACTAAAGGTAAGAAACCGGACATGTCTGCTTTTAATAAACTAGGGCTTCAGACTGATAGATTTCCAACTCAAACAATGGATACACGTACAGCACTTAAAGCTAGAGACGCATATAAACAACCCATCTCAACACAAATTGCTGGAGGCAAAGGATTGGAATCAGGTGCAGAACTTCTTGGACTAGGTAAAGCAAAAACATATAGTCCTAATGATATGGGTACTTGGTATGATACTCATCCCGCTACTGGAGAAGCGGTTATGGCTCCAGAGTTCAAAGAATTTTTCCAAGGACCAGATAAATTAAATCCAAGAACAGTTTATGATTCATACGAATTTGAAGACACAGGGGATCCTTTTAAAGAAGAAGTGTGGCAGAGACCTTATTCATATGATTCAACACAACAAGCTAAAGCTAGACAAGCTAGAGCTAGAACTGCTGCTAATACACAAACTAGAATGAGTGGGCATAAAGCAGCCCATGGCGGACGTATCGACAGACCTTTAATGGGAAGAAGCAGGGATATATAATGGCTAGAATAGTACAATCATTAACACAACCACTAGAAAAATACGATCAACAGATACAACAATCATTTGTTAGGGACGTTGATAGTGTTATACAAA